TGTTTATATATAAAACATACTGGGGTTTTTGGTTGGAACCCCTTAACCAATCAATGTGTCGTTAACTTTTATTTAGACTAAGCTAAGAAGCCAGTATTAATAAAAATTACACCTGTTTCGGGTCTTACGATTTTTAGTCCGTATCTCATTGAAAGATAAGAACCTACAATACCGAAACCGGGATTTGCTTCCTCTACAGTTAGAGGACGTCTTTCTACATAAGCCATTGGTTTAACGGACATATCAAATACACCATACCTGTTTGAAGGGATGTATGCATTGGTAAATACCTTTAGACCATATATTGTTCCGACGAAACCGTTTCCAGCTGTGTCTTCTAAGAAACCAAGCTGACCACCAGAGTCTCGTGGTGTGTTTGCTGTCAATGCGACTGTAAAGTCTGCCATATCTAACAAAGACTTGTAGTGTGCTGGGGAAATAACAATTGTGTCAGCATTGTAACCTTCGGCTCCAATAATGTCAATTGCTTTAGTTATATCAGATAAACTGACTTTTCCAGCAGACGTACTTGCTGCGACTTGATAGTGTGTTCTTACCAAATCTGCATCTGAAGTTAATCCGTAGTTGTACAGACGACCACTTCCAACGGTACCACCGGAAGCTATGAAACCTCCATAAATGTTAGCGCTGAAATCAGTTACACTACTTGACCCACTTTCTGGAGAGTTAGTGTATATGTCGTGTCCATCAAGACCTGTGCCTAATGTTGCGTCATACAAACCAAACAATGCATAAACTGTGTGTTTAGTGATGTGTCTTTCTACCGACCTTCTTGCTTCGTTGAGGGCTAATTCAACTTCGTTGAATCTTGAATCCTCAATCATCCTGCGGGTAACACCTACTGCCATACCCCACTCACGAACGTCCACTCTCTCGGAGCGTAGTTTTGTGTGTTGGTATGCTGGAGTTGTTCCCTCATCTATCTGTTCCATAGCCATTGATGGAAGAGTAAATGTGATATCTATTTTTCCGCCTGTATCCGTGTTCATTCTTTCGGTAAACATTTGTAGAGCTGGTAATGCAGTGACTTTGTAGTCAATTAATGCATCCTTATAATCAATAAGAACTCTTTCTCCTGTTCCTCCGGTATTAGAAAATGAACCTTCGTTGTTGGTTGTTAATATTCCTTTTTGTGCTGTAACCATATTTAATCACCTCAGAGTACCTGTACTAATTTCAGGTTAGGGCCACCACTGTTTGCTTCAAGAGCAAGTGCGACCGATTTGTGTCCTCCGCCTGAACCGTATGCGTTTTTAACTAATCCGTCATCTGCTGACCTGATTACCATTAAATCGTCTCCGGCGGCGATGGTTCCGCTAACATAGACGTTGAGCTGTATTCCGTGACCAGTTACAACTGAAGCAATGTTACCTGATGTTGCAGCAGTCAAGCAGAACCCTAGTCCTCTTGAGCCACTAACGTGTTGTTGAACAATTTTTCCGACACTGTTCATATGCACGTATTCACCAGCTGATAATGTTTCATAAGCTGTATATGGTATAATTCGGGATGGTGCTCCACCGTCATTTACTATAATTTCTGTTGCCATATTTATTCACCTCTATTAAGTGCTTTCCTGTTCAAACGGATTTCTCCATTTGAAGCCATTCCGAAGAGCCTTTCAGTCTCTTCCTCTTCTTCGACAGCTTTCTCTTCAGAATCCGCAGCAATTCCTTTACCGAATGATTTCTCACTCTCAGGAGTTGGTATGTTTTCTAAAGCCTCGCTGAATCCTACAAGTTTGGTTTCATCCCAATCTTCCAACTCTTTGAAACGGTCATCCTTTGACTCTTCCTTTACTGAACCAATAAGTACTTGTTTGGAGATGATATTATTAACTAAAGTTTTCTTTCTGCGGTCAGCTTCGGCAGCTTTGCGCTCTTCTTCTTTAGCTTTAAAATCATCCACAGCTCCAATAGCTGCTTCGTATTTACTGGTCAATTCAGTGTGTGCCTTTTCCATCTCTGCAAGTTGCGTTTTAAGATTTGCAAACTCTCTTTCGACTATTTTGTCTGAATCGTTGTGCTTTACTTCTTCGCTCATACTATCGACCTCTTTTTCGTTATCGTTACACGTCCCACCACTAGAACAAGAATTACAACAAGGTTCTTGTGCAAATTCTTTTTCCACTTGTTCAGGTTCGTGTGTATTGCATTCCTTATCAATTGTGCATTCTCCACAGACTGCTTCCATCTTATCATTTTCTATAAATGACACTTCTACTGGTCTAATATTTGTGGCATAGATGTCACCCATCACATCCACATCTTTAGAAAACCAGTCAATACTGACATTCGTAATATCCCCGTCTTTTACTTTACCAATCACTTCGTGTGCTTTTTCTGTTGGTTCAGATATCTGTGCCAACATTTTAATTGCAATCTTTCCATTATCTAATTCTTCCACTTCAGGATTTATTGCCTTTCCGATTAAATCTTCAGGCGTCCTTTGGTGGTTGACATATATAGGCAACTCTTTAAAGAGTTCTATATTATCTTTAAGCATATTAGGTTCTATATAAACCTTATGGTCTTTACCATCTTTTTCATACTCGTGAGCCCCAGAAGTTATAGCTTTTACAGTAAATTCTTTAACCTCTTCATCAAGTTTAACATCTTCTACTTTGAAATCTAAAGCGAAGGTTTTTTGTGTTTCTTCTGCTTTTGCAACTCCAAATTCTTTTTCTACCCCGTTTTCATCTGCCCACATCGAGCACATCTGGGTGGCCATCTTTTCGTGATTAGTAATACCACGCTTTTTTAAGTTTGGTCCTAGTTGACTTACGCATTTATTGATTTGACTCATTTTCTATCTCCCGTTGCATTGGCAGCTGGTTTATTTCCTTTTTTAGGTTCATACGCTCTACGTGCTGTTTTACGGACATCTCCCTTTTTGGTTGTGCCTCGTTTATCAGTTCGTTTAGATTCTTCTTTTTTATCAACGTTTTTTCCTCCTGCAACATTAACATTAGGTGTCGTTGGTTGTAAAGGAACTACTCCGTCAGGGTCTAATCCTCTTTCTGCCCTAACTTCTGAAGATGCCAATACTCCTTCTGATAAGTATATCATATCAGTTTTTGCCTTGGTAAATGCATCTTCTACGTTCAATTGTCTGAACTTAAATCTAATATCGTCTCCTAATTCTTGCATTAATTGTGAATTAAGAGCAGACTCTACTGCCTTTTGTAAATATTTTACGTAAGGTTCAAAAATAGGTCGTGCTTTTTCTGGGTCATCCCACATTGTTTTTGGAACTTTTAATGCGATATGTATTTTATCCATAATATCATCTGTGTATTTACCATACTCAAATGCTCTTTCAGTTCCTCCTAACTCTTTTATTTGAATGTCATTACCGTGAATTATATCTTCTCCGGGTTGTAATGCGTTAAATGCTTCAACTATTTCATCAATTTTATCAGGTCCATACGGCATATCAGGTAAACCACAAGATATATCAAATCTAGATACTGCGTGTTTATTTAATGCAACACCAATATCTCTTAATGCGTAATCTTTTAAGTTAACTAAATACATAACTGTATGTATGTCTGATAATCCATACGCATAATCATCAAAAGGGTTATTTTGTAATTGTACAATTTCGTCAGGTTCAAACCTAACATTCTCTGTGTCAGCCCCTGTATCTTGATAATAATACATTAACTGGCCGTGTTCGTTCCTTTGGATAAACATATTTTGAGAAGAACGCAGTACTAGGTTGTCTCCGGTCCATTCTAAATAACCAGAACCAAAGATTCGAGCATTACGTAGCCAACCATAGATTGTCATATCAATATTAATTTCTGTAAAAAGTTTTTCTACTTTTTCTCTCAAATCTGCGTCTTCAGTTACAATATCATATCCATCTTTAACCGCATATAAACAAGGTAAGTCAATTAAAGTTCTAATTATCGGGTCTGATAAATAAATGTTCATATACTTACGGTTATCACCAATATGTTTTTCATATTGATAGGATTGAGTCTGGTTGGTTAGCTTTAATCTTCTAATAACTCCTTCACCGAAATTACGTGGCTCATCCTCCTTAAATGGAGGGTTACTTCCGACGGTAGCGAACCGTCTGCTAATCCAATCTCCGAGACCCATTGATAAAACCTACTTTTAATACTGTTTTCACAGATATTTATAGTTTTGCTTACATACCTCGAGGGGGTAAATTAACATTATTAGGTGCATTTCGCCCCCCTGCACCGATAGAATAGGCACGTGGAGCTCCTCGACCGCCCCTTTGATTATGACCACCTAATTGCACTGAACCAAAACTACTTTCTGCTGGTAACATACCCAAACAAGCGTGAATACCTAAAACTGAACTATCGCAATAATCATCGTGTTTGCCTTTCGGTGCACCTATTTTCTCTGATTTTTGTGTATGGTCCATTACATACTCTAATGGTGCGTGTTCGTTATACCATTTATACATTAGTTTTTCTTCTTTCTTAGATAAATTCTGGGGATTAGGAACGCGGACCATATTTTTTTGAATATACTGTACATAATCACGATAAGCATAAGTTTTTGTCCCTTTTGGGCCTCCTGTAAAAATAAAAGGCATAAAATGAATACTTTCTGGTATACATTCTAATCGAATCTCCTGTTCAAACGCACCGCCAATACCAGTAGCGTCAATAATAAGACGCTGAGCTCCAAAATCACGAGCGATTGCCATAATACGTTGTCGTTGATATGGTATATCGTGCCCACCTGACTTAGGACCGATTTCTTCCAAGTAAATAAGTCTTGCAATATTATCCTCGTCGGACTTTTCGGTAATCCAAGCACTAATAACAGTGCTATTAACGGACTTGCCAATATCCACACCCACACAACAGTTAGGAATCTTCTTTCCTCGGGCGTCTTCTGGCTGGATAAAGGTGTAGTCATCGAAACATTTCCTCAATTGTTTAGTATTGAACACATTCGATACACTTTCGATAAATTCACACTCGTATTCTGTCCTCCAGTGGATTGAATCCTCTCCCCACTCCATCATTTTATTCAACATTTCTTCTTCATCATAAGGTGCAGTGTACGCTTCACCCTTGATAACTGCATCTCGCCAAGTAAAATGTTGTCTTTCAAACGTTTCGGCATATCCTTCATCAAACAGATACCGAAACATATGATTTTCTTTACTTTTCGGTGTGCCTAAATTGATAAAGGGCGCTTTATTGGCTACAATTGCAGGTTCTACGTTATCTACAAATAGTTCGTCAGATATTAAAGGGCTTTCATCGACGACAAGGAAGGTAGGATGCTGTCCACGAATAGCTTGACCTTGATTTGAAGGCGCAATTGGTGCTCTTCTTAATAATGTACCACCTTTCATTTTAATTGAAGGTTTATTGTGTAATTTATATGCACCTACTAACGAATTTAAAAAAGTGTTATCACGGAAGTGACGGTATACGTAGTTAAAAATTAATGCAGCTTGGTCTTCAGTAGGTGCAATAACAAAAACGAGGTCTCTAAATCTACGGAAAAACATCCAAATAACTACAGCAATAGACAATGCCCACGATTTACCACTACCACGTGGTGCTAAAATAGCCATCTTTCGTTGCTTTTTTGAATTCCCGTTAGGATGTGTAAGGGCTTTAACAACAATTGATATTTGTAAAGGTCTTAATCTTAATGGTCTTTGTTGTGCATCTACTAAATATGTTTCACAAAAAGAACGAATTAGTTTTTCCATCTTTTTTTCATCCTTACGGATTTCTTCAAAGAATTTTTCTAATTCAACAGAGTCAAATTTGTTATTACCCTGTAATGTCGCTTTGATTTCTTTCGTTTCGTTCTTTATCGCTGTCATCGTTTTCTAAGTCTCCTAAGAAGTTCATAAAGTTTTCGGTCTTTGTTTCTATTAAAGTAGGTATCTCAATGTTAAGAGAACGAAACTCAGTATGAATATCTTTAACAATTTGATTTCTTTCCCGCAATAACTTTGTTCGTACGTCAAAATTCCGAATATGTATAAGAATTTCTTCCCAAAGCACGTCTTCAATTGCAAGATTACGTGCCAACAACATAACAAGTTCTTTATGACGTTCATACTCTCCTTCACCTACTCTTTTGCGTAACCGAGCTTCATATTCTTCTACTTTATCTTCCATTATATCAACAACGCCATCGTT